GCGGCATACCAGACGAAGACACCCAGCGCGAAATTGAACAAAAAATTTACCAAAAATATACTGGTACGTCAAATAGTGGTCGTATAATTTTAGCCTTTAACAATGGCGCGGAAGAGCAAGCGACTATCGAGACTGTACAGCTATCGGACGCGCATCAACAATATGAGTTTTTAAGTCGTGAAAGCGGCGCGAAAATTTTGGTTAGCCATAGAATTACAAGTCCTTTATTGCTAGGAATTAAAAGCGACGGCAACGGTTTTTCGTCAAATGCCGACGAGCTAAAAAACAGCTCTATTTTATTTGACAATACAGTAATAAGACCGTTTCAAGACTTAATACTAAAAGCGTTTGACACTATACTAGCATTTAACGACGTTAGCTTAAACCTATATATTAAGACACTACAGCCGCTAGAGTTTGTAGACTTAGAAAACGCAAATACAAAAGAAGAGGTCGAAGAGCAAACAGGTCAAAAAAAAGAATTTAGCAGCGACGCGCCAGAGCTTACAGACGAAATAGCCGCGGCAGTTTTAGAACGCTTAGAAACTGTAGGCGAAGACGAAGACCTAGAAAACTGGGACTTAATAGACGCTAGACCAGCAAACGAATACGACGCTGACGTAAGGGGTGGTTTAAACTTAGCTAGTACAGTAAAAAGTACGCCAAACCAAAAAAGCGACCAAGACACGCTAATAATAAAAGTACGTTACGCTTATATGGGCAACAACAACCCACAAAGAGACTTTTGCCAGAAAATGTGGAATGCCAAAAAAATATACCGCGTCGAAGACTTAGACAGCGACAACCCAAATTACAACGGTAATGCAAACGGCGTTAACCCAGGCTTAGGAATAGGCGGTGCGGACAATTACAATATATTTTTATATAAAGGCGGTGCAAACTGTAGACATTATTTTGAGCGTAGAACGTACCTAAGAAAAAACAATAAAAAAATTACAGTTACCGAGGCTATTAAGAAAATAAACGAGCTTGATCCTAGCTTACGCAAAGAGGCACGCATCGTTAAAAACCCAAAAGAGGTAGCTATGTACCCAGCAGACATGCCAAACAACGGTTATTACAATTAAAATTATGGCGACAGCATTATTTATAAATAGGACAGACTTAGTTAAAAACACTATAATAAACGGAAACGTAGACACCGACTTGTTTTTGCAGTCGGTAAAGCTCGCGCAACAAACGCACGTTTTACAGTATTGCGGCTCGGCATTGTACGACCAAATTTCAAACAAAATACTTGCTAGTCAAGATGAAGTTAACCCAGTACCTATAGACGCTGACACGCAAGCGTTACTTAATGACTATTTACAACCTATGCTTATACATTTTAGTATGGTTGACTATTTGCCTTTTTGCTCGTTTCAAATAAAAAACGGCGGTCTATATAAGACAACTAGCGAAACAGGCGCAAATGTAAATAAAGACGAGGTTGACTATTTAGTGCAAAAGCATCGAAGTAGTGCCGAATTTTATACCAGGCGTTTTATTGACTATATGAGTTTTAACGCGGCGGCTAAATTTCCTAAGTATTACGAAAACAGAAACGAGCAAATGCAGCCAGAAAAAAGCGCGGCATTTACAGGCTGGGTATTATGAAAAAACAGTATAAAATAAAAACGACAAACGTAAAAAAGCTAGTAAGCTACTTACGTAAACAAAACAAACAAAATGGCAAATACAATAAACTGGGGTAAAATTTATTGCTATATGTCCGACTGGGACAGCTGGGGGGACGTACAAAACAAGCGGTCAATACAAAACCTTTCCGCGCCAGACTGTCTAGTAGAGCAAGTCGCATGCGGCGCGTCTAGTAGTTTTAGCGGTGGGCAACAATTTCCTACTTACTTAAACGTAAACCTAGGTACTGGCACAGGCGTAGTTACATTAACTTACGATGCTTACGGAATACCAGACAAATTTGAGGTTTGGTTTGACGGCAATAAAGTCATAGATACTGGCTACAGAGGCGACGCATTTAGACAAGCGGCTTTAGACGCCGCTCTAGCTGAACGCGGTTTGCCTAGCGAGCCAATAGTAGGCGCGGCGTTTGGTACGGCTACATTTAACAAAACAACAACAGCGTCTACGGCACAAATTCGAGTATATGCGCCTATGAGCGGCACAGGCTGGATAACCGAATTAAGCTGTCCAGTATAAAAAAAAATAAAACTTAGATATGAGTACACTAACAAACAAAAGAATAAGCGACACTTACAAAGGTCTACTTAAAACGGCAGACGAAAGTACACTATCGGAAACACCTATTGCAATTTCTGACGGCGACGGCAACAGCTCTGGCGTACTTTTAGACAACGGCGGAAATTTAAAAGTAAATAATACTGTAGAGTTTGGCAGCCTTAAAGATGCTGACGAAGACATTACTATTGAAAAATTTGTAGACGAGGCAGACGGCATAGAAAACAACGACAACGACACAAGCCTACCAACTAGCGCGGCTGTAAAAAACTATGTAGACACAAAAATAACCGCAGAAGACTTAGACTTTAGCGGAAACGGCGGTACTGGCGACGTAGACCTGGACAGCGAAACATTTGAAATAAAAGGCTCTAACGGTATATTTACAAACGCAAGTGATAATGTACTAATTGTAAGCGGTAGTGCCTTAGAAGCGGCTATAAACAGCAATACAGCGGACATAGCTACAAACGTTTCGGACATAGCTACAAATGCTAGCGGCATAAGTACAAACGCTACAAATATCGGTACTAACGCAACCAATATAGCGTCAAACGATACCGACATAGCTACCAATGCGGCAAACATAGCGACTAACGTTACTAACATATCTACAAACGAAAGTAACATAGCAACAAACGCAACTAACATAGCCGCTAATACAACCGACATAGCAACGAATGCGGCTGACATAGCAAATAACGATACTGACATTTCAAATTTGCAGACAAGCGTTGCTACAAACGTTACTGATATTGCTAGTAATGCAAATGACATTTTGCAAAACGCTACTGAAATAGCTACAAATGCCTCTGGAATATCGACAAATGCAGCTGGCATAGCTACAAATTCTACTGACATAGCTACAAATGCGTCTGACATTACAAACAATGCAGCAAATATATCGACAAATACAGCTCAAATTTCAACAAATACAGCTGGAATTGCAACCAACGTAGGCGACATTTCTACAAATGCTACAAACATTTCTACAAATACTACAAACATAGCTACCAACGCTAGTAATATAGCAACCAATGTTACAAGTATTGCCTCTAATACTAGCAACATATCTACTAATACATCTAGTATTGCTACTAATGCAACTAATATAGCAACGAATACAGGGAATATAACTACAAACGCTACAGACATAGCAGGCCTACAAACCGACTTAGGCTTAAAAGTCAATAAGGCTGGCGACACAATGACTGGCGCATTGACAGTAAACGCAAAATTTACAGCAAATGACGTAGACAAACACGCGCCGAGCGTTGTTTATGACGCGGACGCTGGGCAAGTTTTAAAGAACGAAGACAGCGAGCTAGCAATAGGCTTAGGATCTGTATACCCTACAGCGGTTAACTACCCTTTGTGGGTGCAAGGTCGTAAAAACGACGACACCGCAAGGAATATTTGTTTGCAGCCTGTAGACGGCAGCGTACAAATAGGAGTAGACAACTTTAATGGCGACAAAGGCTCTTTAGCTACTGGTTATGAAAATAAAATAAACGGCAAATTTTCGTTTGCAACTGGTAAATTAAACGTTTTAGGTACAAGCGAGGTTACGGCAGCCATAGGTAGGTTAAACGAAGTTAATGGTTTAGGTAGTACGGCTATCGGTAGTAACAATACAGTAACAAAAAAAAACACAGTCGTTATAGGTAGTGGCAACACCGCAAATAATGAAAATAATTATATTTTAGGCTTTTCGAATACTACTGAACAAGCACAAAGTACAGCCGTTGGTAGGTTTAATAACTTAGACAGTGCAAAAATTGTTTCAGTCGGACACAATAATACATCAAGCGGTACTACAGACAACGCTACGTCTTTTGGTTATCTAAATGAGAGCCTACACTCAAATAGCCATTTATTTGGACAGGGATTAGAAAGCTCTCAAGCAAAAGAGATTATAATAGGTAAATTTAACGCGCCGCCGAGCAACCCAACTGGCACAGGCACAAGGAACGCAAATGTAATTATAGCCGTAGGGACTGGAGAATTTGCTGGCGCAACTATGAATGCAGTAGAGTATTACGGTTTTAATGACGGCAGTATGCAAGTTATACATAAGGCTTTATACAATGCTAATAGTTACGCAAACGACACCGACGCTAGCGCTGGCGGCGTACCGCTAGGCGGACTGTACAGACATAATAACGACGTAAAAATTAGAATGACTTAATTATGGACGCAACAAGTTTAAAAATATATAGTTTTAACTTATCGGCTATGACTGTTAGCTCGCTTAATATCGTTGAAGATAGTTTGAAAATTTTACTTCTTTTAGTTACAATAGGCTACACTTTGTCAAAATGGCTAGAAATGCGAAAAAAGAAATAGCTAAAAGTTTAATATGCGTAAAGTCAATAAAATAATTATTCATTGTACGGCTACGCCAGAGGGTAGAGACGTAAGTATTGACGAAGTAAGACGCTGGCACGTAAAAGAGCGAGGCTGGCGCGACGTAGGCTATCATTTTTTAATACGTTTAGACGGCACAGTCGAAGAGGGTAGACCTATAGAAATGACAGGCGCGCATACGCGAGGGCATAACTGGGACAGCATCGGAATTGCTTACGCTGGCGGAATGTCAAAAGATATGACAGAGCCAAAAGACACGCGTACTGACGAACAAAAAGACAGTTTTGTAGACTTACTGTGCCAGCTGCATGACTGTTACGGCGGTACAATTTACGGACATAGAGACTTTAGCGAAAAAGCCTGTCCAAGTTTTGACGCAAAAACTGAATACGAAAACATAAGCAACCGTTACTAATGGCATATAGTTTTAGCATAATGTCTTTAATACCTACAGGAATGATCCTAGGCTGGGCGTATTACCCAAGAGACGTAGAAAATAATTACAGCGAGGTTAATTTGTATTTACTTTTTATACAACTACAATTTCGCTGGGCAAACACCGCAATATGAAAAAAATAATAAACTGGTTTTCGACAGGCGTAATAGGCGAAATAAACAAAGTTATAGACAACTTATTTACTAGCGACGAAGAGCGCATGCACGCTAAAAATGAAATGCTTAAAATACTTAAAGAGCAACAGCTAGAATTGCAACGCTTACAAACAGAAATTATAGTAGCCGAGGCAAACGGAAACTGGCTACAACGTAGCTGGCGACCTATTTTAATGCTAGCGTTTGGGTTTATAGTTATTTATGTAAAGTTTCTAGCACCATTATTTGACTTTAAAATACCAGAGTTAGAAAACGAGTTTTGGAATTTACTACAAATAGGCATAGGCGGCTATGTTATAGGGCGTACAGGCGAAAAAATAGCTAAGGAATACGCTAGTACCAAAAAGTAATTTAATGAGCTTAAAAGCTCTTATACTAGTATATACGAGTAGACTAGTATATAGTAGTATATGTATATAGTAGTCTAGTATATAGCTAGTATACTAGTATATAGTAGTAAAAAATATAGATATTTTGCTTAACGGCAAATTTTTTTTTGAGTTTTTTTTTAATTATTTAATTTTTACATTTACACTTATGGAATTACAAGACAGAGTATTGAAAATTGTAGGCTACAAAACCTGGTCGGACAAAAAAAAGGTCGATGCGCTACTAGAAATTGACGCTACAGCTTACACTAATTTAGGCATAGACAGCACAAAAACTGAAATTGAGCGTACTAAAAAAGATAGCCGTTTCATTTATAGAGCTATAAAAAGCATAGACGAAAAACTAGGTAAAGAGCTACTATTTACACAATGCTAGATGCCAGCCAAACCAACAGTAAGCAAGCTAAAAAAGAAACTAGACACTATATTTAGTAAGTATGTACGCCTTAGTAATGCAGACAAAAACGGTTACGTTAAATGTTACACGTGCGGCGTAAAAAAATACTGGGAAAAAGACGGCATGCAAGCTGGACATTTTATGTCTAGGAAACATACAGCTACGCGTTTCGACGAGCAAAACGTCAAACCCCAATGCTACAGCTGTAATTGTCATTTTTACGGCAGACAGTTTGAGTTTGGCAAAAACCTAGATAAACAGTTTGGCGAGGGTACAAGCGACGCTTTACTACAAAAAAGTAGACAGACGCAAAAAAATACTGTAGCTGACTTACAAGACCTTATCGAATTATATACCAATAAACTAGAAGAGCTACTAAAAAAGTAGTATATTCGCATCGTAGCAGACTTGCTACATTTCTATTATATCGTAGGCAAGGGCAGTTTTTTTAAGCTGCCTTTTGTTTTTATCAACAATTTGTTTATATTGCAGTCGTAATACGATACGATATGAATAGTACCAATAGCCAAAAAGCATATTTGCAAGCGCGAATAACAGCCTTAGAAAAAGAGCTAGACAGCCAAAATAATAAAATAGAATTTTTGAACGCCAAAATTGAAATGCTAGAAATAGCGGTCAATGAGGCATATTTATTTATATAACCCTTAAAACCTTAACAAAATGAAAACAGGTAAAATTACCCATATAGACCAAGGCGGTCAATGGAATGGTCTAACAAAGTATAAAGTAACGTTTGCTGACGGAAACCAGTATACGTTTTTCGCAAAAGGCGACTTTAAGTTTTCCGTAGGCGAAACAATAAACTACGAGGTAACAAATGAAGAGTACCGCAACGCTAAGATACCGCTAGATGCTTACAAAAAAGACAGCGGCGCAAATGACAGTCCAAAGGCAAACTACAGTACAACTAGCAAAGACACGCTTATAATACGACAGACTTGTATAAAAGCGGCAGCCGAATTTAACGCGCAACGTACCGCCGTTGACGTAAGTAATATAATTAACGATGCGGAAATAATGTTTAACTGGGTAACACAATAATTATGAATAATACGAATAGTAAATACGAAAGCGAGTTTGTCAATAGTTTTGTCGTAAAAGACGAGCCAAAATTTGACTGGATAACAGCAAAGCTGCATATAAAAGCTAGCGAGTTTGTAGACTTTTTACGTAAACACAAAGAGCATATAAACGAAAACAACGGCTTTATGTCAATAGACATTTTGAGAGCGCAAAAAGACCGTACTAAAATGTACGCTAAATTTACCAAAATTAACAAACAGGCTTTAAAAGCTGAACAGCAAAAAGTAGAAACGTCCGAGTTTATGCCAGACAGGCAGACGGTTAAAAACGACGAAGACCTACCGTTTTAAACAGTAGGCACAATGTAATTATAAGGTAGTAGAAATGCTACCTTTTTTTTATCTTTAACCAAAATAAAACGATATGCTAGTAAACTACAACGACCAAATACAAACACTTTCAAACCTACGTACAGGAAAATTAAAGCAAGGCTTAAAGCTAGGCATACCAGAAATAGACGAGTATTTTGTAATGAAACCGCAAGACTTTGGAATATGGCTAGGGCATGCTAACGTAGGAAAAACAAGCCTTACTATTTACTTAATGCTATTGTATGCCATAAAGCATAACCAGAAATTTTTAATTTATTCTAGCGAAAATGAGCCTTTTGAGCTTATACAAAAATTGCTAGAGTTTATACTAGAGCAACCAATAAACAAAATAATACCTACAGACTTTAACCAAGGCATAGCCTGGATAAAAAAACATTTTCAATTTATAGACAATACCAGGCTGTATACATACAAAGAGCTTTTAGAAGAGGCGCAAAACCATAGGATAATATTTAAGTACGACGGTTTCCTTATTGATCCGTACAATAGTTTGGCAAAGGACAAAGAAATGCTAAAAGGTTTGGGCGTACACGAGTACGACTACGAGGCAACAACCGACATAAGACTATTTTGTAAAAAACATAAAGTTACTGTCTGGCTATGTACGCATGCAAACACCGAGGCAATACGACAAGTATATAGAGACGGCGAGTTTCAAGGCTACCCAAAAGTACCAGAGAGTTCGAGTATTGAGGGCGGCGGAAAATTCGTCAACCGCTCTGACTTTTTCGCTTGCTGTCATCGTTTTATTCAGCACCCTGTTTTGTTTATGAATAGCCAGCTACATATAAAAAAGGTAAAAAGCATTTCGTCTGGCGGTCGTTGCACCAGCCTAGACAACCCCATAATTTTAAAAGCAATTACCAACAATGTTGGGTACTCTATTAACAATGAAAGTCTAGTAAAAAAACTTAAATTAGAGCGCGCACCTTTTTAAACCCTAGTATTTTGTTGTACCTTTTTATGCATATATGAAATGCGTACTAACAGAAATTTATAAAAGTCATAAAATATGGCTAGACATTGTACAGAGTTTTAGCGTCAATAACGAGACAGCGCAAGACGTTGTTTCCGAAATGTATGTAAACGTACAGAAACACGTACAGGAAAAAGGCGCGGACATATACTACAATGGCAACCAAATAAATTACTACTTTATATATATATGTCTTCGCAACCTAGTCTACGACTTAAAGCGCAAAGAAAAAAAAGTAACATACTTACAAATAAACGAGCGGCTAGACTTACAGCAAGACGACGACTATATAGAAGAGCCAGACGCCTACGACAAATTAAAGTCTATTTTAGAATGGTACGAAAAACCAGAGTATTTAGACATGCTAGAAAACGAGACTTATTTAGAAGAGTTTAGCAGCGACAAAATGCACCTTTACTATTTACGTAGAATTTTTAAAGAGGTATACCTGGACGGCAAAAAACTAGCAAAATTTAGCCGCGAGACTAAAATAACATATTGGTCGCTACGCAATACATTAAAGACTATTAAAAGACAAATAAAAAATGAGTATAAAAATAGGCACAATACTAGAGACAATATTTAAGTATACAGGCGTCAAATGGCTAGTAAAAAAAATAGTAATTGACTGGCTAGGTTTCGAGACTTGCGGTTGCGAAAACCGACGCGACAAACTAGACAATTTAACATTTAGACGTAATGACTAAAAAAGACTATAAATACTGGACGAAGTTTAGAGAAAACAAGTCTAACAAAATAAGCAAAGAAGAGTTTAAAACAATAGCCGAAATGCACGCCAGGCTAAAAGAGCATGCCTACTATTTGCCCTGTACGTGCAACCCAAAAGGCATACAGCGTTTTATTGACGACCTTAATACATTATACAATGAGCATAGAAATAACGCATAACCTAGAAAAAGCCGTAGTAACAATTTTAAACTTTGACGACTGGCAGCTGACGTGGACAGGCGAAAAAAACAGTCTTTACGATGCCGAGGGTTTAACGCCAGAAAAAAACGGCAAGCGTACGCGTTGCGTTATAGAAATGAAGTTTCGCAAAAAATACTACGAAAAAAAGTTAATAGAAAAAAGTAAGTACGACGAGCTTATGGCTTTAGACGACGACATAATAAAGCTGTACTTTGTCAATGATCCAAAAGGAAATTATTTGTTTTGGTTAAACGGTATAAATATGCCAGACATAGAAACCAAAGACATACGCAAAACAACCCTATGGAATAATGGACACGCCGAAAAAGAAATATATCTATTGCCAGAGAGTAAAGCTAGTATTGTAAACGTAAACCAGCCAGAGCGACCAGAAAAAAGTATATGGGACGAGTATTTTAAAAGACGCGGCAAATAAGTTTTACACAATATATGCTAGGTATTAACAATTTTTTTAGTAAATTGACCTATGCAAAAATACGATATAATAAAAGAAATGGAAAACAACGTTTTAGACGTCGAGGAAATGGCGTACTATGGCGAGTTTGAGTTAGCCAGTAGTTTACTTATAAACTGGAAACAAAAAGCACATAAAGCGCAAAGCACCGAAACTTTAAAAGAGCTACAACAATGCGCTAACGCGTTGGCACGTATAGGAATATATGTAAACCATATGCAAGCTCGCCAGCGCGAGTTTAACGTACAGCTGGGTAGGTTTCGTATGGCAAAGCTAGAGGCGGACGCAAAGGCTGAAAAAGCCTTACAGGAATTAGAAGACTATAAACTAGAATTATGACAGAAAAATTAAATAAAGAGTTAAAACAAATACAGTACAATTTAAAGTTTACAAAATTCGAGGGTACTGTTGGCGAAAAATTAAAACAGGCTTTTGAAAAACGAGAGCGCGACATAATTAACATAAAAAAATACCTATGAAAAACTATGAAGTAGAGTATATGTATTTAGCTTATTGCGGCGAAGACCTAGAGGGTTACGAGTTTGACACCGTAAACGTCGATGCTATAAGTCCAAAACAGGCAATAGAAAAAGCAAAACTAGTCGCGCCGTTTAACGCGAAAAAATTTAACATAACAACTTAAATATGACAGACCAAATTACACTACTAGACGGAAACGTCTACGGAAAACAACAGCTACTAGCTAAAATGACTGACGACAGTTTTTATTACGGCGAGCTGTCAAAACTAGCTTTAAGTAGCTCTAGCCTTAAATTACTTTTAGACAGTCCAAAGACATACTACTATGTCAATAAGTATGGACAGAACGAAACGACAGCCGCTTTACGTAGCGGACACCTTTTCCATTTAGCAATTTTAGAGCCAGAAAAATACGAGCAAGTCAAATTTGTAGAGGTGCAAAGTAGAAACGCCAAAGCGTTTAAAGAGGCGGTCGCCGAGCATGGCGAAGTATTTACAGCAAAAGAGCGCGACGACAACAATAGACTTATAGATGCCTTTTTTAAAAACCCAAAAGCTGTTGAGCTTATAGGCGACTGTAAAACCGAAGTGCCAGCAATAGGCGAAGTCCTAAATACTGGCTACCCATTTAGAGGCAAGGCAGACGTACTAAAAAATAGCGGCGGCATCGTTGACATAAAAACAACGCAAGACGTACAGAATTTTGACAAGTCCGCTTTTAAATACAAATATCATTTACAGGCTGCAATTTATTTAGACCTATTTAGCACGCCAGAAAAACCGCTAACGCATGAAGACTTTACGTTTCTTTGCATTTCAAAAAGCACCCTAGATATTGGCGTATGGAAATGTAGCGAAGCATTTATAGAATACGGACGCCAGGAATTACGCAAAGGCTTAAACCTATATGAAACTTATATACGCCCAGACTTTGACATAAACGACTATACAATACAGGGTACGCTATAATGGAATACAGCAACAATTTCGAGTACGACCTAAAAGTAGGGCAAGTCAAAGAGCGCGAGCTAGCCGACATACTAGAAAACAAAACCGTTGAGGTTAAAAAATGTACGGACGCATTTAGTAGTATTTTTATTGAGTACGAAAGCCGAGGCAAACCGTCTGGCATAAGCACCAGCAAAGCCGACTACTATTGCATAGTTTTAAATAAGTCTTTTGTAATTATCGAAACCGCAAAACTTAAAAAATTATGTAAGCCGTACTTTAAGACAAAGCGAGACATACTAGGCGGCGACAACGATACGTCCAAAGGCATAAAATTACCAATAAGAGACATATATTTATGAAAACTAAAAAAAGCACCTGGCGTAAAATAAACGGCAAATGGGTAAACCTAGAAGACATAAGCAAAAAAGCTGGTAAAGCAAAGTATATAAAATGCGACGAGAATAGTCAAATATATACTTACGTGCGCACAAACAAAAAAGCAGCCTATAAACAAAACTTTAAACCAAACCGTTTAAAAGACAAATAATGAGACAAAAAAAGCTAACACAACAACAACGCATAGAAACCCTAGAGCGAGTAGTCGCAAAACTATATATTGAAATACAAACCAATAGTAAACTAATTAAAAAACTAACACACGATGAGCCAGCACAAAAAAATAGCAGACCTAGTAATTAAATATACAGGCGAAAACATATACAGCAAACGTAGAACGCAACCAATAGTAGATGCCAGGGCGTTGTTTGAATACATAATGCGCGAAGACTACAAAGTAACATACCAAAGCATTACGGATCATTACCGAAAAAACGGTAAAAAACGAAAGCACGACGTCATGATATATAGCGTTAGAAACTTTGAAAACGAAATAAGGCACAGGCGTAAAGACTTAAACGAATACTACCAAAACATACTAGAGACTGAAATAACAGTAAGACAATACCAAAACGCATATTTACTTATAAGCCAAATTAAAAACCAAAAACAAATACGTAAATTTCGTAAGTATATGACCGACATATTAAAAGAGCCAGCCAAAGTTTAAAAAAGTTACGTTATATAAGTATGGTACGAGACACAAAAGACAGTAAAAAAAAGATGCTAGAGGCTCTAGAGTACAACCTAGGCATCGTTTCTACGTCGTGCGCAAGTGCTGGCGTAAGTAGAGCTACACACTACCGCTGGGTACAAGAGGACGAAGAGTATAAAGCATACGTGCAAGACATACACGAAAGCGCAATAGACTTTGTCGAAAGCAAATTGTACGAAAAAATAAAGGACAAAGACACCGCTAGCATTATTTTCTATTTAAAGAGTAAGGCAAAGCATCGAGGCTATGTAGAACGCCAACAGCTAGAGGTGCAAGACACAAAAGAATTTACAGTTAAAGTAATTGAATAATGGCAGACATAACAAAATGCCAGGGTACTGGCTGCATAGTAAAAGACAGCTGTTTTAGATATACAGCACCAGACGGCGAAAGGCAGTCGTATTTTACAGAGCCGCCGCTAAAAGCAAGCCAACAGCATGACGGCATGACTTGCGAGTATTACTGGAAAAACGAGGCATAATTTGCAAATAGAAACAAACGTAGTCTGGAAACACCTAGAGCATACAGACAAAAAAATTGTCATAATGCAAGGGGGTACGCGGTCTGGTAAAACCTACAACACTTTGCTTTGGCTTATATTTTCCTATTGCCAAAAGTATACAGGCAAGACTATAACTATTTTCCGCGCAACCTACCCAGCTTTACGCGCAACCGTAATGCGAGACTTTTTCGACATACTTAATAAATACGACTTATACAACGAGGCGCACCATAACAAAAGCAACAGCGAGTATAGACTAAACGGTAACCTATTTGAGTTTGTAAGCATAGACCAGGCAAGCCGCTTAAAAGGTCGGAAACGAAACCTAGCATTTTTAAACGAGGCAAACGAATTTAGCTACAGCTCGTACAGCCAGGTTTTATTTAGGACAGTAGGCACGCCAGGCGCACCGTCTATAATTTTAGACTACAACCCCAGCGACGAGTACAGCTACATATACACCAGAATTAAAACACGCGAAGACGCGGCGTTTCATATTACTACATACAAAGACAATAAATTTTTAGAACAAAGCCTAGTAGACGAAATAGAGCGTCTAAAAGAAACCGACGAGGACTACTGGCGCGTATACGGTCTAGGGCAAGTCGGACGAAACCGAGCAACCGTATTTAAGTTTAGCGAATGCCAGGAAATACCAGAGCGAGCCAAACTAATTGCACGCGGTCTAGACTGGGGGTTTGTGAATGATCCAAGCTGCCAGGTGGCAACCTACCTACTAGACAACAACCTATATATAGACGAAGAGTTTTACCAGTACGGAATGACAAACCGCGACATACATAATAAACTACTAGAGCTAGGCTTAAAACGAAACGACGAAATTTTTGCCGACAACAGCGAGCCAAAAAGTATTGACGAGTTACACCGCTACGGCTGGAATTGCAAACCGTCTACAAAAGGCAAAGACAGTATTTTAATGGGCATCGACTTAATGAAGAGGTATAACATTTTTGTTACAAGTCGTAGTACAAACACAATACAGGAATTTAGAAACTACAAATGGCTCGAAGACAAAAACGGCATGCTACTAAATAAACCAGAGCCGAAAAACGACCACACCGTCGACGCGGTGCGCTATAGTATTTTTACAAAACTGTCAAGACCGAATATTGCTAGGTACGCAATAAG